CTAAGGGCCGAGCTGGTTTTCTCGTTAGCTGGGAGAACCACACATTCTTGGACGGAAAGGAGGGTGCACCGATGTTTTACACGGCGTTCCGTAGCAGGGACCAGTCCACCCCTGCTGTCACGATTTATTGTGGCAGCAATTCCATGAATTATGGAACAGGGTGGACGGGTTTCATCCACTATTATCGTAGTCCCGGTATCAACTGGGGTTACTATAATAGTAGGGACATGTGCCAGGATTATATAAATCCTGGGCCCCCATATCGATATGGACAGCGTTTTAGCTGTTTCCATCTCGAGAATCCTGCGTTTTCGTTGGCCAATTCGGGTGACTACCAAGCTTACTCGAACTGGAACACGATTCGTAGGTATTTGGGTGGCTTTGTCCCAGCGATTTGGCCTGCTGATGCTCGTTTTGTGCCGAGTGGTATGACAGACTCGGCCTTAATGAACGCAACAGGTCAATATGCTATCGCGGACGCTTCGGTGCACGGTGCCACTGCCTGGAACAAGTTTCGACCAGGCAATCCTACAGCTGACCTAGGGGTATTCTTGGGTGAATTCAAGGATATACCTAGGATGCTGGAGACCACAGCCAGAGGTTTCCATAATCTATGGAAATCGATTGGTGGACGTTCCCATGGGAAAATCCCTAAGGAAGTCGCCAATCATTGGCTGAACACCCAGTTTGGGTGGTTGCCGTTTATAAGCGACCTGCGTAAGTTCCATAGAACTTACGCGTCTACTGATGCGCAACTACAGCGCATTCGTAGACAAAATGGTGCTTGGATTCGGCATGGTGGCACATTAGAGTCGACCAAGACTTCAACTGTGCAAGCGTCGAGTGATGTATATACAAAACACTCGCCACTTCCACAAGCGAATATCTTGGTTAACTCTTCGGCTCCCGGGAGCTATGTCCAGTCGCTCGATGTTGAGCAACGAACATGGTTCGAGGGCTCTTTTCGCTACTATATACCGAATGTGAATTCGGTAGAGTGGGAGAAGAGAGTCCTACTTGACTTGTATGGGGCAATGCCCAATCCAAGTCTCATCTGGGAGCTGACTCCTTGGTCGTGGCTAGTCGACTGGTGCTCAAATGTGGGAGACGTTGTCTCCAATATGAGCACCGGTTGGGCTGAGAACCTAGCCGCGAAGTACGCCTTTGTTATGAAGTCCACTGACTACACCTGGGTGCTGAACTCTACACTCAGAATGAAGCCAGCGGTAGTTCATAACACGTGGTCATACCCACTTAAGTGGCGTATGCGCACGCCGGCGTCCCCGTTCGGGTTTGGTCTGTCGGGCATTGATTTTACTGCCCGACAATGGAGTATTCTATCTGCGCTGGGCCTATCTAGGCTAGCATACAGATAGATCTCCATTACCCCTGGTCGGTGAGCTAACAGCCACTCTCCGTGGAAACGAGAGTGGTGCCACCGTCCTAAATTCCACAAACTTTAGGAGGATAGCCACAATGTTCACCGATCCCCAGTCAGTAACAATCGATGCCGTTCCCTTCAGCATGCCGCGGATTCAATCCGATGGCACGCAAGCTCTCTACAGCACAGCGGACGAAGGGCTCAAGATGCGGATTTCGCATCAGGAGTCCAAAGGCCGCACACGGCGCATGGTCCGTTTGGACAAGCGCGTGGTTGCTGCAGACCCGTTGACTTCGGTCAACACGTATCAGAGCGTAGGGGTCTATCTTGTTATCGATGAGCCAGAATATGGCTTCACCGATGACAACATCGACGACATCGTCCAGGGCTTTAAGACCTGGCTTTCTACGGCGAACGTGACGAAAGTCCTCGGATCGGAGTCCTAAGATGTCTTTCATCTTAGAATATCTGATGCGAGTACCTGATTACGTTTGGCAGATAGTGGCGTTGTTCTTGCCGGGAAATAAGCTTTTCCAGTTTATACATGGAAAGCTTACAGCTCCGGTGAGTGCGACGCCTTAAAGTGGAGGCCATCTTGTACGGCGTAGTCACATTCTATACAATCATTACTTTAGTGATTGTATGGTTGTGGCTTCGCCGTGTAGGGTAGTCTTCACCCTCTGCCATTGGGGGCGGTACATCTCTGTACCGCCCCCAACTGTAGAAAGTTGTTACGTACGACTGCCCACTGACTTACGTCGGTGGGGAGGTGGACCCTGTGGCTGGAAGCTAACCCCCTAGTAAGGAGGAAGCTTGAAAAGCCACGTGAGTACCCTCCGAGAGTTGGCTACACA